TGATCTAGTTCTCCTAATGCTCGATGTTGATCAATATATTCTTTTTGATAACGTCCGCATTCTCTTTCTAAAATTTGTCTAGGATAAACTCTACCGTTTTGATTTTTAGCGCCAGCACGTTGTAATACACCTTGTACAACAAAGCCGCCAGGTATTCCATATGCAGCTCCGTTAGACTCATTTAATGAACCTACTGGTTTAAATGGAACGTATTCTACTAATAATTTTTTTGACATCATTTATTCTCCCAACGCTCTTACTCGCTCTGAAATTTTAATTAATCTTTCTGAAATCTTAGTTAATGCTTTTTGCGTACTAGATCCATAAGCAGATGCAGATATTCCTGATTCTGTTTTTAATCTCGTATTATAATTAACCAACATTTCGATTTCTTGTAATTTTTTAGCAAGATCCTTAATTGTATTTTTTACCTTCTTTTCCGGACTTAAATGTTTATCTTCTGTTGCAAAGCGTCGATATGATTCTATAAGTTCTTCATATTTACGATCCATCATCTCATAAACTCGAGATGATTTATCAGGTATGTTTGCAGTGCCATACGGCTGATTAGTAAACTTAACTGGATATTCTTGGTCCTTATTTGGCCATTTATCCATATCCGCAGAAAATGGAAATTTATCCTGAGACGTTTCCTCTGATGATTCAGGTGTTTGATGTATATCATCTTTCCATCTAAATGTTGGAGGAGTGTTTACTGATTCGTATTTAATTTTCTTTTTCTTTTTCTCATATTGAGCAGGTGTTAAAAAAGCACCTGGAGTATTATAGCCAGCAACTGCCGCAGTGACATTTTGTTCAGTCACATCAGCATCTTCAGCTTGTTCATCATTTTCTATTTCAATGAACTTTTCTTCCATTTCTCTCAAAAACGATCTCATTTATGAAGCTCCTTAAGTTCTCGAATTAAATCAAAATAACGTAATAAAGATAATACATGAGATTCTTTAATAGCTTTCATGTTTTCTACAGTACATAACATTTCTGAAAGTTTTTGGACTTTAATTTGTGTTGCTTTATCTGTAATAGATTTTGCTTGTGCTGATAAATCTTTTTTAATACGAGGTATGATAGTCTCTACATATTCTTTCAATGCTTTAGTATCATTAACATTTGTAATATATTTATTCAACAAATGTTTTTGTGATTCGTCTAATATAGAATATTTTTCATTGAATTTATCTACTAATAATTTATACGCTATTAAACGTACTTCTTTAGGTTGAGATTCAAATGTTTCAATTACTGAGTCTTTTTTTGTTACTTGAGGTTTTGATGTAATTAATGCATTTTCTAAAATAACATTTTTACATTCCAATAATTGTTTTGGATTATCTGTTTCTTGATATTCAAATATCATATAAATTGAAGCTAACGTTTTATAGTTATTGATATGAATTTTTGAAATATCATCAAAATTAAAACGTTCTGAAATTTCTTTTACTAGATTATATCTTTGACGTTTTAATACAGATTGATTTAATTTATCATGAGTAGATTTAACCGTACGGATATAATCTAATGCTTGAGCCTCACTTTTAAAATTTTCTTTTAGTAGTGCGTTATATAATTGTAATTCTTTTGATAACTCAGTATTTTTACCAAAATATTTTTTAATAATATCTACTGTTACAGATTTGTTCGAAGACAACGTCTCTGATGTTAACTTTCGCACTAACATTTCAAAAAGAATACCGGTATTCTTATATTTTGAATGTTTTAATTTTTTCATACTATACGATCGCTTTTTTATTTAATATAAATATAATGTTTCTTACAAAATGTTGTTTTCATCTAACATAGTGCCTTTGTCTAAATCATCCCTTTGTTGTTTTTGTGATTTTAATGATTCAAACAACAATTCAGGCTTTTTACCTTTAAAGTATTTCAATATGTTATGATTTTCGGTAGAAACTGGTCTTACTGCGCGATCCCATCTAGTATCAGGTTCAAATGTTGATTTTTGATTTTGTATGTTAAATGCTTGTTTCAATTCTTTTTTACCGGTCGGATCCCAACCTAGAGCATTTTTATGTTGTTCTGGTTTAATACCTTCTGGCGGTCTGCCTCCTAAATCTTTTTCTTCTACATCTTTACTTGACATATGAACTGTTGCTAAATCATGCGGTGTACCATATGATACTCCAGTCACTGCAGGATCATTGCCTTCTTGTTCAATTTGATTCTGACGGAAACGAAGTTTAAGATCTTCAACAATATCGGTACGCTCTTGCAACCATTGTTCTTCAGACATATTAAAGATATATTCGTAAATGTATCGGTCTGAAACTAATTTTGAATCTTTCATTGCATTAGCTAATGTAATCTTTTCATTCATTAATGCAACTTTTTGTTGATCATAAATTATAGATGGCGATGTTAATTCTAATTCAAAACCAACTAAATCTTCACCTTCAAAACCTTGTGCATATAAATGTATGATTGCAATTTTAGTTAATTCAGAAATAGTAATTTTTTGTATACGTTCGATCGTTCTAGCAAAACGTATATCCATTGATGCTAATGTACCTTTACCTTCAACTCCTTCGTCATATCCTAAAAATGCTTTAGGAATTTTTAAAGCAGCCATCATTTTATGTTTGATATATTCAATATCATCCATTCCGGTAAAAGTCATACCAGGTAACGTATCAATTGATGTTGTAGAATTACCACCACGAACTGGTAAATAATAATCTTCTAACATATTCATTAAGTTAAATTTAAGATTATAATTACCTGTATTTTGATCAATATGTGGAATTTTTTTCATTTTATTGATAATTTGTTCCATAAATGAATCTACTTCATTTGTTGGAATATTACCAATATCAATTTTAAAAATACGTTTTTCTGGTGCGCGCATTATTCTATGAATAAGCATCGCATCTTCCATCATCATTAATTTTTGAAATTCTTTACGAGCTCCTTCTAACATTGATCTACCATATGGTAAAAAGTTAGAATCAGACAACATACGGAAATGTGCCATTTCAAAAACATCATATGTTATATTTGGAGAACCTACATGACGAAATTGTATTTTGTAAACGCCAGTTGCTTCATCATATTCTTCAAAACGTTCTACTTCATAACTAGAAAGTGGTCGAGCTGCTAAAATTCCAATTTCTTCAGCAATATCTAATTTTAAAAAGAAATCACCATATTTCGTCATGTTGCGAATCCAAGTCCAAAGATTGAATTCGATATTTAAAATATCATAAAATAAATTATAAAGTATTTTTTGTATTTTAGTATTATTTGTTTTGATAGTTAAAATATCACCGAATTGATCTGCTAATGTAGATTCATCTGAATATATATCAAGTGCTGAACTAATAATTGGATCGCGATCCATCATTTCATAATCAGCATAAAGTTGCATACGATTTTGATGCATATAGTAGTTGGAATCATATCCTCCCATACCACCTACCATGTGCTTATTAGCACCATGCATTCTTGTATAACGGTCTGCTACTTTAGTTTGATTTAAATTACCAACCCCTTGTAAACGGTTAGTATCAATTACTTTTAATTTATCATTACCATATGCACGTACAATTACATTGGTACTAAATAAATTCTGTAAACGTTTTCTTAATGACGCCATAGTATATTATTTTTAATATAAATATAACTAGTTACAGAAGCCAGGTCAAATTCTCGTTGTTGTGTCCATTATTCCATGTCCACCCATCTGCACCAGGTGCAGCTTTGCCTGTAAATATAACTTGTTGTGAAGATTTTTGAAATTGACCTAATGTTCGTTTATGTAGTTCAATTCCTTGTTGTCGTAATTTTAAAGATGTATCACGAAGCCATAATCCAATACAAAATGACATTACGAGGTCATCATTATATCCGTTCTGTGCTTGAGCTTTTCCATTTAACCAAACAAATACAAATAATTCTTGTATCAAACGTTTGCTTCGAATAACTGGTGTTTTCTCACGCATATACATTTCTAGAGCTGATATCATTAATGGGCGTGTACGAGATGTTGTTGATACTCCAGGAACCATTTGGCTCTTATCTTTCATATCATAACCTTTTTTAAGTTGTACATCTACATCAACATAACCATCATCTTTATATGTATAGAATAAATTTTCGTAGCCTCGATCTAAAGCAGGTTGAATTGCTGCCCAACCAATATTTGCATTTTCTATTGCTAGCAATGCATTATTCCATTCTGTTGCAACTGATACTAACATGTTACCAAAATCTTTAGGTGGCAATTTACCTTTGTATTCTGCAACTTGTACAACATCTTGTACATCAATAACATGAAATGTAGACCAGTCACCACCATCGCCGCGGGCGACGTCAGCTACTACTATATAATCTTTTTCATAATCTGGATACTCCCATATCCAATATGAATTATCGAATCCTCGCTTCTCTATAGGTTCAGCACATTTTAATTCATAATCCATTAATATGCCGCCGTCAATTACAGTATGTCCAGATGATATAAAATCACAGTCACATTCTTGTGCTGCACCACGTTCGCCTAACAATCGTGTTTGTTCATCTCTCCATGATTGATCTCGGTCTGGGTGTACGGTCCAATGCAATTTAATTGTATGAAAACCATTTATCTCTTGTTCAGCTTCTGACCATACCGAGTGAAACCAGTTACCGACCCCGTTAGGTGTTGACAATACAATAGCTCCACCACCTGTAGATAATGTTGCTTGCGATGCTACCCAAATTTCTTCAATGTTACGAATGAAGGCAGCCTCATCTATAATTAACAAAGAAAGTGCTTCTGAACGTGCACCGGTAG